AAATTCAACTTGCCTAATGCACAATTTCGTGCTAATTTATAAGGAAGACCTAAACAATGTTTTTTAAACTTACAAACCGTAACCCTTACCGTGATCTAGTTCGTAATGCTCGTACGGTAATTACTTCAAAACTTAGTGATAAGGAAAAAGCTGTTGAACTTCGTTCACTACATAGCTTGCTTAAATCGCGTTTGAAGGAAAACGAAACACAGTTGAACCAGCACCCAACCTTTTCTAAGAGTATTATCTTTTGGAACAATGTGGATATGGCTTCGATCCGACCGCTAAAGACTAGCAAAAACCCTTGGCTAAACTTCAAACGGAGTTTGGAAACGGCCCTTAGCGGTCCTGACGACTTACTGGCTACAGCTGTGTCTAAAGAGCTGGGATGGTTTTATTCTACACACCGTGCAGAAGATTGGCTGGTGCAGTAATGGTTGAACCTTGGTCACACCTTCATGCTGACGTAATTATCCCTGCTATGGATAGAATGACTGCTAATGTTTCGAACGGAGTTCGTTATCATGATGTAGGTCATATTAACTATATGTTTGAGTATTTACAAGAAAGAAACACACCCTACTCATTAGAACTAGACCTTGCTATTTGGTATCATGATTCTATTTATGATAGAAGCCCTGATAAAGAATCTAGAAGTGCTAGCTTTATGTGTGAGCAGCTAGCTGACTACTATCATCCTAGTATTTTATCTGCTGCGAGTAAGCTAATTATGGCTACCGTAGATCATAAAATTGGTAAACGCAGTGGTTATATAGATGGACACAAAAGAAATGCTATTATCCGTGCCGACCTTGCTGCACTACGTGCTAGTAACTCTGATTTGATAATTACTAACACTATTAAACTACTTGATGAAGCTAATAGCCTATATACTGATCTTACGCCAGAGACTATTATTGACAATAGCATAAGTTTTTTGGCTAATACGCTATGGCCTACAGTAGTACAGAATGCTTTAGACGACCCAGAACACGTTCGTTTTTGGAATGATGTAGGTCTGGGTATTCATGTTGCTGTTGGAAGTTTGAAAATTTTAAAAATTCGCTTTTAAAAATTAGCTAAGGAGACAACTATGACAAAGCCCACAACAAAAGATATTATCTGGAAAACTTTAGCAGGAGCGCCTATTGAAATCCATGATGAAAGTAATAACACAGTAGTATCTGGTAAGATTTGGGAACTAGTGGTAGTACGTATTAAAGGTGATTACATCGGTAGCAGAGAGATTGGGGCAGGTAATTTAATATCTGCCTACAACCTTGCTAACACTATGCATATTGAGCAAGGGCTAGAAGGTTTAAAAATTGAGCAGTTTAAGCAGATTCTTGATGAATTATCTGATGAGCGCCTAATTAGGCGTAGGCCAGAGCTTGTTAGGAAAAAGTTTAAGGTGGTACAATGATAGATAAACTGTCTTTCTGGTTCAGACTACTTATGATATCTTTGCTAGTAGGCACCTTTTTAGCAACTAGTTACTTTATGTTTAGCCCTTTTATGCCAGTTAGTTACGGCTTACTAGTTGTTTTAGGTATAGCTATTGTTTCTTATGTAGTATGTGCTATTTCTATAGTTATGATATTATACTATGCTTATAAGATATTTAAAACAACCGCTACGAAACTTAAATAACGGAAAAACAAATGACAACTTATATTAACTTATATGGAGGTCCTGGAGTAGGTAAAAGTACTGTAGCTGCTGGTCTGTTTCATATGCTAAAACAACGCGGAGCTAGTGTAGAATTAGTTACCGAGTTTGTTAAAGACCTAGTTTGGGAAGATAGAGCAGCTACTATTGCTATCCAGCCTTATGTTTCTATGAAACAATATAGAAATCTTGCTAGACTTAAAGGTAAAGTAGACTATGTAATTACAGATAGCCCTTTGATAAAAGACAGCGTGTATGCTAAACGCTTTTCTCCTGATCTACCTAGCTGCTACTATGAGCTACTAGTATATCTACAAGAAAGTTTAGGCACTTCTTTTAATGTTTATTTAGAACGAGAATTTAAATATGATGAAGAAGGTCGTTACCAAAAAGAAGACGAAGCTAAACAGATTGATAAAGAGCTGTTAGCAGTCTTACATAACCACGAACATTACAGTTGCGCACCTTATGCTGCAACGGTACTTAACACACTATTAATTAATGGATTAACAAACAATGAGTGACGACGCACCTGACGCAAAAATTATAATCAACGCAATTGTAGACTTGATGATACAAGGAGATTCAATTAGAGAAGAAATCTCTGAACTTAAAAAACAGCTTAAAGCTTCTCACGACATTCCAATTGCTACTATTACTAAAGTAGCTACTATTATTAGAAAGTCTATTCTTGAGCAAGAACAAGAAAAATGGGACGAAATTTTAGAACTAGTAGAGCAGTGTAGCTAAATGCGTATATTAGGTATTAGCGCATTTAAACCACATAGTGCCGCAGTATCTTTGCAAGACAATAAGATTTTAGGCGCTGCCAAACAAGAAATTTTTAGTGGGATACGGGGTGACGCCTCGTATCCCTCTTCTGTTGTATCTTGGTTAAAAGACGTACATAAAGAGTATGATTATGTATCTTTAGCTGATAAAAACGACTACAAACGTTTTAAAGAGTGTTTAGGTAAAAATCTAAGCACTAGTAAGATAGTAGCTCAGAACTATGAAGAATCCTTAGTTATGGGTGGTTTAGCTACTACCGCTCTAAAAAGTACTGCTGTTATCATAATAGACTACAAAAGCACAGCTCTAGGGTTTTATGATAGTGAAAAACTGACTATAGTTAAGCGTTTTAAATACCCTAATAGTTTATCTTTATTCTATGCTGCCGCTACTAAATTTTTAGGCTATGACCCTGTTTTAGAACAGGAACGTACTGTATCAGCATCTAGGCTAGGAAAACCTACCTATGCGCCTTTAATTAAAGATAAAATAGTAAAATATAATCATGAAGACTACAAAATCCAACTAAATTTACAACGAGGCCTCGGTCGAGGAGTGGGTATCTTGGATATCGCATCCAGTACTCAGCAGGTATATACGGATATAATTTTAAACTTAGCGAAATGGCTTAAACAGTATACATCTCTTGATACTTTATTATTTGTAGGAAACGCGTCTTCTAATTACTTAGTAAATACTGAGCTAACAAGTGTTTTTACTAAGGTAGTAGTTCCTCCGGTAGAGTCAGGTGCTAGTGCGGCTTTTGGCGCTGCTAGTTTAGTAAACAGACCTCTTTACGAAAATGCCTATATCGGGCCCAAAACTTCTTCTAGTTTTTCTACAGACCTAGTTTCTAAACAGTTATTAGACGGGTATATAGTAAACCTATCTTACGGTAATCAAGCGTTTTCTTACTATTCTCTCGGTTCTAAAAGCCAGCTATGCATACCCTATAAACAGTTATTAGAAAAACATGTTGACATTTTAAATCATAAGCACTACTATGTATGTAGAGACTGTGATTATGATAAATATGTAACACCTGCCTATGAGACTGGTAACAGAACACAAGTACCTTTATTTGAGTATATGTTCAACAAAGAAATATCTTATGATATAGAGTCTTCTAATAGGCTTTTTACTGTAAACAGTTCTTCAAACCCTATACTAAATAGGTTATTAACTTTACTAGCAGCTAAAGGTTTTCCTGTGCTACTAGTTAAGGATATTTTAAAAGAAGGAGTTATTGTACATGATTCAAATTGATCCTATACATATAAATAAACTTTATAACTATACTACAGAAATGAATGTAGAGACTTTACCTATAGGTAGAACATACCATACCCCTGCAGGTTCTTACCCTTCAATTACTACTATGTTAGGAAAAACAGCTAATCAAGCTTGGCTGGCTGCCTGGAAAGCGCGAGTAGGAGAAGAAGAAGCGGCCCGTATTTCTAAAATTGCTACAGATAGGGGTACTCTTATACACGACTTTGCTGAGCGTTACTTTAATGGTGATGAGATATTTATTGATAACCAGCCTAAAGATGTTAAGCAAATGACTAAGGATCTAATTACTACTGTTAGTAGTGGCGTGACAGAGATTTGGGGCCAAGAACAGATACTATGGAGCAAAAAATACAAACTAGCAGGCCGTACGGATATGGTAGGCTTGTGGAAAAATATTCCTTCAATTATAGACTTTAAAACTTCTAAAAAGAAAAAGTCTGTTTCCCAAATTAGAGACTATTTTTTACAATGTTGCTTTTACGCAATTTCTCATAATGAAATGTACGGCACTGGTATACGACAAGGCATAATAGCAATAACTGTGGACGATGATGAGCCGCAGTTATTTAAAAAAGATTTAGCACCGTTTCTATATGAATTTAAAAATAGACGGGCAGAGTATGAAAGGATAATAGGAGTATGATAAAAGCATTTTTTGCAATATTCAAAAGACGTAAAAAACCTACAGAAGAACTTGAAAGCCAGAACGACCCTTATTTATATAGTTTTTTGCATGACCCGGAGGATTAAAGCTAAACTGAGACTGTTTTTTGATAATCAAAATTTGACAGCAGAAGAAACAAAGTTTATACTAGGTTGTAGTAAAGCACAGCAAAAACATCCGCAATTAACTGGAAGACAGTGGGAGATAGTATGCGAGATAGAAAAGAAGTACTTAGATGGCAAAAGCTAAAGATGTAAAAAGAACTCCTAGCGGTAAGATTGACTATAGAGGAGAGACTTTTAGTGGTTTTAACAAATCAAAAACAGACTCTACAACTAAGCATAAACGAGTAGTGTTAGCCAAAAAAGGTGATGAGGTAAAACTTATACGTTTTGGTCATGACGATTATGGGCATAATTACTCTGCAGAAGCTAGAAAAAATTATTTAGCTAGAAGTGCTGGCATTAAAAATAAAGCAGGCGGGCTAACTAAAGACGATAAGTTTAGTGCAAACTACTGGGCACGTAAAGAGCTATGGTCTGCTGGCGGCAGTAAGAAAAAGAAAACATAAATGATAAGCCTTAATAAGACTTTAACTAGCTTAAATAATTCACATATTGAATCTCCTCGTAGCTTTACTGAGGGTGTGCAATACTTATATGGAATAAAACTTTCTGAATGGTACGCAGTTAAAGCTTTTCATAATGCTGTAGATGTTTATTATGATGGAGAAAAACTTATCCCAGTAGTACTAAAAAGAACTAATATACCTAAAGTAAAGAAAAGAGAAAATAATGGATAACGCAATTAAAAATATGACTACATGGACTGAAGCTGATACATGGCTTAATAGACATGGTTATGGTAGTGAGCAGATTAGACAACAAAAAGAACTATGGGACGCCGCTAAAGCTGTAGCACCTACAGCTAAAGTAGCAACCGCTCCTGTAGCTAAAGTTATGCCTACCTCTAAACCTAAATCTTAATAAGTACAGCTCAATAAATATTAACTTTATTCTTGCTTACTTGTGATTTTATTGCTATAAAGTAATAGACACTTATAAAAGGTTACTTATGGAATACTTTAATAAAACACAAACAGACTGGCGCATTTCACAATGCTGCCAGTTTGATAACAAGTTGTTAGCAAAACGCTACAATCTAGGCACTACAACTAAAACATACGCATTAAAAGACGGCGGTAAAGAGCGTGTACAGCAAAAAGCATTAGCTAATGTTGCTAAACTACGTGATGTTCTTACTTCCTATTTCCCAACTCAGCCTAGAAATTTACGGTCTTTTCGTATTTCTTCTGAGTTGTTTCCTTGTTATACCCTTGACTTTACAAAAGATTGGTACGCCGAAATTTGGCCGGAAATTAGTAAAATCATGGCACAAGCAGGAGAGGCAGCTAAGCAGCACGAAATTAGGGTAAGTACTCATCCAGCACAGTTTACTGTTTTAGCGTCTAACCGTCCTGATGTTGTAGCTAATTCTGTAAAAGACTTAGAATATCATGCTTTATATGGTAAGCTTATGGGTTTAGAAGCTAAAGACTTTTCTATGAATATACACTTACAAGGTCTGTACGGTGGTTTACGCGAAGACGGTATTAAACGCTTTGCAACACACTTCCACTACTTATCAGACTACGCACAGCAATCTCTGTCTGTAGAGAATGAAGACAAACACAAATCAGGTTATGATATTACGCATGTTCTAGAGCTTTGTGCTAAAATCCCAACCCGTGCTACTTTTGATATTCATCACTTTGAATGTTTTCACCAAAAAGAATGTGAGTATGTTTCTACTAATAACTGGTTCTTTAAAGATGCTGTAAAAACTTGGCGCGCGCGCCGCCCACTATTCCACGTAAGTCAGACTATTATTGACGAAGACGGTAATGATGGTCGTATGAACGCTCATAGTTATAAGTTCCATGACCGAGATAGACTAGCTATGCTAGTACCACTATTAGAGTTTGCAGATTTTGATATAGAAGCTAAAGGTAAAGAAGTAGCTGTTAACGACGCTTACAACTTTATTTTAGAAGAAGAAAGCTACGCAGGAGAAAAACTAGTATGTCGATAGGCAGCTAATTAATATTTGTCTTGCTAAGCGCTTATATAAAAGTTATATTAAGTTATCAGAAACAAAAACATAAGGTTATAAAACATGGGTAAGAAAAAGACAGGCAAGCAGTATATCTCCGTAGGTATGCACTCTAACGTAGGCACTTCGCTTACACGAGAGATTCGCGCAGACTATAAAGCTAGTCCTGAGCGTATGATTAACCAGCAAAAAGCACACCTTGCTGGCAAAAAGACTCGTTTCGTTGTGCCCAACCCTAACAAAGAAGAGACTCATAAACAGTTTATTACTGTTGACGGTAAAGACTTCTTTACTAGCAAACCACAAGGCAAATCTTTCTAATGAATAAAATAGAAGCCGAGACCCATACTAAACAGTTTGCATATAAAATAGCAAGATTTATTAACGTAAATTTTTACTCTGATTTTATGCTAAACTCTGTTAGGTATGACTGGGCTTCTAGCCGTCGCAGTTCTAGAGGTGGTATATACGCTAACGGGCCTGGTATTAATATAGCACTAGCTATTCATGGACCCGAAAAAGAACAAGGTGCTCGCAAGCTAGAAGAGTACAGCTCTTATAATAGTAATAAAACTATTGGCGGTTTTTACTACACTAAAAAATGTGCTAAACTAGAATCTGTTGTTTGTCATGAAGTAGCCCACGCTTTACAGTTTTTTTCTTACAACAAGACAGGTGTACGGTGTAAACCTCATGGTCCAGTATTCAAAAAGTACTATGCCGCAATAAGAGAAGAATTTATTAACCCTTACCTAGAAGATCAGGTATCGCTTAAACAAGAATATGACGATTTACTTCATTTATTTAAAGGTACGCGTTCAAATGTCAGAGTATTTGCTAAGAAAAGGTAAACTATTTTATGAAATTGCTAAATTCGAAGATACAAAAGACTCTATTGCCGTTTATTTATTCACTCAACGAGGGTGTTCCTGTCCTTCTTACCGTAAAAATTGTAAGCATCTTACAATCTTAAATACGTGGAAAGCTTCGGGTGAAATCCCTGGAGTAGTGTATGACGACAATGCAGAAGTTATAGGTAATTTATCTGTAGCCTAACTACTATAAAATTATATACCAGAAAAGAGATTTAATGGAGCCAATAATACTATATATTTCCGGTGGAATTAAGTACTCACTGCCTACAGCGTTCTTACCGAGCTATGGTTTGGTACAATTACGTTTTGTTTTTAGTGCTTTTTTGTTATGCTACTTCTTTGCAGTACCTTACACAGTTGTTATTATGGCGCTATCAGTGTTATTAGCTGACCTTAGATTTTACTTAGACTTTATTAGATTTGTAGATAGGGGTATGGAATCTTATGAAGAAGACGATGAAGAAGACCCCTATTAATAATTAAAAAACTGTTTGCATATTTGTTAACTTTAGTTTATAGTAATAATTGTAAGTGCGTATTAACGGCTTATAAATTTCTTGCTTTTTCAAAAGGAGAT